ACGATACTTGGACAGCTACAAGTAAAGGAAACATAGCGGGGACTGGTCAGGTCACAATGACTGACAATGGCACGCAAATGTTTATTGCTGCAAATCTATTTGGCTATGTTTACGACAGTAATACTGATGTATTAACACAACTTACCACTGATTTTTATGGTGCCGTTGGTTGCGGTTTTCTTGATGGTTGGTTTGTTTATAATCAGCCAAATAGCCAAATTTTTTGGGTTTTAGATTCGACAGGCACAACAATTGACCCATTATATTTTGCCAGCGCTGAAGGCTCGCCAGATAATCTTGTTACACTAATTGTTGACCACCGCGAGATATGGCTGTTTGGCGAAAACTCAGTTGAGGTCTGGTATGACGCCGGACTGCCTGACTTTCCTATGTCGCGCATCCAAGGCGCGTTTAACGAGATCGGTTGTCTTGCCGCTTATTCAGTTGCCAAGCTCGATAACGGCCTATTTTGGCTTGGCGCTGACGCGCGCGGTAATGGTATCGTCTACCGCTCAAAAGGTTATTCAGGCGAGCGCGTTTCGACACATGCGGTCGAATGGCAAATTCAACAATATCAGACATTATCTGACGCTGTTGGCTATACCTATCAGCAAGACGGCCATAGTTTTTATGTTTTGAATTTTCCAACTGCCAATACAACATGGGTTTATGATGTGGCGACAGGCGCATGGCATGAGCGCGCTGGGTGGGAAAATGACGCTTTTACGCGCCATCGCGGCAATTGTCAGATGAATTTCAATAATGAGATTGTCATAGGTGATTATGTCTCTGGTGGTATATACGCATATGATCTAACTGTTTATACAGAGGCTGGCGGTATCCAAAAATGGTTGCGGTCTTGGCGCGCGTTACCAACAGGCCAGAATGATCTAAACCGCACAACGCAACATAGTCTTCAATTAGATTGTCAAACTGGCGTAGGACTAGATAGCGGCGTTCAAGGATCGAATCCTCAAGTTATGCTTCGCTGGTCTGATGATGGCGGCCATACTTGGTCGAATGAGCATTGGAAATCTATGGGAAAGATCGGTCAGACCGGCTACCGCACGATCTGGCGACGGCTTGGCATGACGCTTAAAATCCGCGATAGAGTTTATGAAATATCCGGCACCGATCCTGTGCAGATCGCCATTATGGGGGCGGAACTGCATGTGAGCCCAACCAATGCCTAATCTGGTCGATAACAATACTCAGATACCAGCCGCCCGCGTCAAAATGAATGACGAATCGACGGGGTTTGTTAACCGTCCTTGGTATCGTTGGTTTTTCAACATATATCAAGCCGTTGAAGCAGGGCGGCGGTATGGATCATTCTATAGCACCGCGACTCAAACGGCAGCGCTCGCTAATACCGCCTATGGTATGACATTCAATACTACATCGGTTAATTACGGTGTTTCTATTGGCACGCCAACCTCTCGCGTTTATGTAGATAATACAGCTACTTATACCGCACAATTTTCGGCGCAGCTCAGTAATACTGACGTTTCGCCGCATAATATTTATGTCTGGCTCCGCGTTAATGGAGCTACTGATAATCCCGCCATTAAGATTCAAGTTGCTGCAAGCTCAACCGCTGCCGCTGTTGCTACGGGAAGTTTTGTGATAGATCTCACGACGAACGATTATTTTGAGATCATGTGGTCAACAGATAACACAGGTGTTAGACTGTCAACTATTGCCGCGTCTAGTCCTGTCCCCGCAATTCCTTCAGTCATTTTGACTGTAACCAGTTCTGTAGGTGCCTAATGTCCGTTCTTTCGCCTTCTGCTAAGATGCAATTTCTGGACATCACAGGCGCTCCGCTTGTAGGCGGCCTTCTTTATACTTACGCTGCTGGAACAACAACGCCTTTAGCTACTTACACGGATAATTCGGGCATAAGTCTTAATCCAAACCCTGTTGTATTAAACGCGCGCGGCGAAGCATCTGTCTGGCTTGGCGCAAACACATACAAATTTAAGTTAGCTGATTCTAATAATAATGAAATTTGGACAGTTGATAACATATCAGCCCCAACATCGGCGCTTTCGCCGGTTTTGTCTGGAAATGTGGTCATAAACACAGATTCATCTAATACCGCATTAACTATTACACAGACTGGCACTGGCGCAGTTCTTCGCGTTCAAGATTCGGCCAACCCTGACGTTACTCCTTTTATAATAACCAATACCGGGCAAGTTGGTATTGGGACAGCCAGCCCCACAACTAATTTGGATGTTGCTGATGGAACTATTCGGCTATCTACTTCTGGAGGCGTGGCTTATACAGATCTATTCGCCGATGCTACCAATTCCACTTTATCCGCTGTAAATGACCGTAATCTTGTACTACAAACAAATGGCGTTACCCGCGCGACAATTAATAGTTCTGCGGCTACATTTACAGTTCCTATTATAGGTGTCGGCGCTAATCCATCTGGTATAATCGCTCCTTTTGCTGGATCATCAGCGCCTTCAGGTTGGTTAATATGTAATGGCATAGCTTATTCTAGGACAACATATGCTAGTCTTTTTACCGCTATCGGCACTTTATGGGGCGTAGGAGACGGGTCTACAACATTCAATATTCCAGATCTACGCGGTCAATTTCTTAGGGGCTATGACAGCCGGTCGCCAACAAGCGGTGCCGTAGATACGACTGTTATTTCAGGTGTTACAACAAGTGGTAGCACGACTGTTTCGGGAATACCTTCAACGACATATCTATATGCCGGTATGCCTATTACAGGCACTGGCATCCCCGCAAGCACAACTATAGTATCAAAAGCTGCTAATTCAATTGTGATATCTGCGGCTGCTACTGCGACTTCAGCTACATTATCTTGCACGACAAATTCAACGGCAACTGTGACAACTGCAAGCACGGCAACATTGTCTGTTGGACAGGCCGTGTCAGGGACAGGTATAGTTGTGGGGTCTTATATATACCAAATTTTTAACTCAACCACATTTGCGATAACCCCTGCCGCTTCGGGAAGTGGAACTAATACATTATCTTTTGGCACAACGCTTACTGTAGGCCGAACCTTAGCTGGCGCGCAGCTTGACGCTTATGAGACGCATAATCACGCCGTAAATGATCCAAGTCACGCGCACGATCTTGGTATTGTATTAGCGGCTGGAAGTGGAGGCGCGGTGCCATACCCACAAACAGGCGTAACACCTGTTGCTACTACAAACAGCAATACTACAGGATTGACGGTAAATAATTCCTACACCGGCAACGTCGAAACGCGGCCTAAGAACTATGCCGTGCTATACATCATCAAGACCTAGTATTATAGTGAGGCATTATGGATCCGTTCACACTAGCCCTTTTAGGAAGCACCGCAGCAAGCGCGCTTAGTAGCGGGGCTGGCTATGCGGCTTCTCAGCGTGCCGCAGGTACACAAGCACAGGCCGCTCAACAGGGCGGTATGTTGGGCTACATCGCTCAACAACAAGCGCTTGAGGAAGCTCGTCGTCGAACCGAACAAGGTGTTAAGGCTGCGGGCGACTATTATGGTATGGGCCGCGCAGACGTAACTTCGGGTATAAATCGCGGGATAGGTTTTCAAGAACCTTACACGACCACTGGCGCGGCGGCGATCAATCAGCTTTCGCAACTTTACGGCCCTGGTGGTGCATATACGAAACAACCAACGTATGACGAGCTTTCTTTAGACCCTGGGTATAATTTCCGTATTCAACAAGGTCAGCAAGCTATGCTCAATGCCGCACGCGGTGGTGGGTTAGCTGGTTCAGGCGCTGCGTTAAAAGCCGCCTCACGATATGGCGCTGGCGAAGCAAGTCAAGAATATCAAAACGCCTATAGCCGTTTCATGGCTAACCGCGATGCCGTTAGGATGGGTTTGCAAAATATCGCTGGCACAGGCGCAGGCGCAGCCAATACGGCGTCAGGACTGGCTGGGCAAGGCGCAGCTAACTTGGGCACGTTGGCGTCTAACACGGGCAACACGATTGCTGGTCTTTATGGTGGTCTTGCAAGCCCTCAAATGACAGCTCTGGCGGCGGCTAACCCTTATGCGTCTGCGATAGAGAATGTAGGCCAAGCTCGCGCTTCAGGCTACATGGGTGGAGCGGCAGCATTACAAAATGCGCTACAGACGCCGGTCAACGCTATGATGGCGTATGGCATGGCGGATCGTTTTGCGCCTCAAGGGGCTTCAGGTTCCTATCAATTTGGTGGTCAAAATGTTCCCTATTTTGGCAGACCATCAATTTACGGGTGATTTAGATGCCAGTTGATTACACGATTGCAGCCCGCAACGCGCAATTAAACAACACACCGACTGACTTTACGAACATGCTGGCGCAATACCAGATGATGGGATCGCGCGCGCAACAGCAACAGCTACAACAGCGCGAATTAGACCGTCAGAATCAATTGATTAGCCTATTAGGCGGTGCGGATATTAACTCGCCTGAGACTATTAACGCGCTTGCGAGAGCTGGGTATTTACCTGAGTCTATTAGCGTTATGACCGCTCAACGTCAGGCTGAAGCACAGCGGGCAGCGGCAGACGCGCAGCGCGCGACAGCGGCATATCATCAAGGTATGCTCGGTATAGCGCAAGCTAAACTTCCTTTTGAAGAGCGCAAATTAACGCAGGAAGCTCTTAAAGAAGAACGGCTTGCTGGCGAAGCCCAATCTAAAGCTGCAAAAACACAATTAGAAAAAGACGCCGAAGTATTTAAGTCCGCTGAAAATAACGCGGCTAAAATCGTTATGGCTGGCGGCAAAGGATATGAGCAGTTCTATAAAAAATTGCCTACAGAATTACAGGCGGTTTTAGATCCTAATTATAATGAAGAAGCGTTGACAAACTTCACGACGCAAATGTCCACAATTCAAGATCAGATTAAACGCCGCGATGAGTATGAGCTTAAAGAAAGAATCAACCCAGATACGGGTCTTAAAGAAACAATTGCTATTCCTAAATTCAAGCCTGGAAAAGGCGCTACGGTTGTTCCTGGCAGCGCAGGCGCGGTTCAAGAAAAGTTTGGCTTTATGGCTGGGCCTGAAGGATCTGGCACTGTTATCCGCACAAGTCCGACGGCTGGCACCGCTGAGTCCTTACCACTTACCAGCGGCGGTATCCCTGCGCCTCGCGTTCAAGCTACGCCAGAAGGCAAGTTAACGCCCCGCGTTGATATGGGAGCGCCTCCTAGCGCTCCGGCTAATGTGCCTGAGCCTGTGCCTGGAACGCCTGAATTTACTAATCGTCGGTTTGCTAATCAAGTATTTAAAGACATTGAATACAACCCTAAGACGGGCGATGATCGGTTATCTAAACTAATTAAACAATCGACAAGCGGAGGTCTTGAAGCGGCGGCATCTGGCGTCAGCGGTTTCTTTGGCCGGTCAACGTCTGGCGCTAAAGCTATTGCTCAGATCGGGACGCTTGTTAACGATATTGTCTTGGAAAGAATGAACGGCAAGTTAGGCGCTGGCGTATCTAACGAAGATCGTGAGTTCTTTAAATCCTTGCAAGGTAATCTTGACAACCCGTCGATTCCTGTCGAAACACGATTGGCAGCATGGAATGAAGCCAAACGACGCATGGCAAAATATGCGGGCGACGCTGGTGCCGCACCAAAAGCAGGCGGCATTATTGACTTTGGGGATCTGAAATAATGGATGTTCGGCTCCCTGACGGCACAGTCATAAAAAATGTTCCTGAAGGAACAACCAAAGCGCAGCTTGTAGAAAAGCTGAAAGCTAATGGGTATGACATTGGCGCGCTTGAAGCCAAGCCATCAGAGCCTCAAGAGATCGTTACGACGCCGCAAAAGATAGCGGGCTATCTTGGTGAGACGCTAGGGAATATCCCCGCGAGCACACTTAATCTCGCGCAAGGCGTTTACGAGACTGCGACGCATCCGCTTCAAACAGCGGAAGCATTAGGACAGGCTGCTATGAGTCCTGTTCAAACCGCCAAAGCTATTGGTGGCTATGCTGCCGAACGATACGGATCACCTACGCAAGCGTTGGAAACTTTTAGACAAGATCCTGTTGGTGTTCTGTCCGATATTTCTGCCGTGGCTGGCGGCGTCGGAGTCGGCGCGCGTTTAGCAGGTAAAGGCCCATTAGCGCAGGGCGCTATGAAATTAGCGGAGCGCGCTGCACCATCAAATGTATTGGCCGGTATGGTGCAAGCGCCATTTAATGCTGCCGCACCTGGCTATGAGTTCGCGCGTAACATGATGGCTCCTAAGTACGCAGCCTACATGGCGGCGACTGAGGGCAGAACGCCGGAGATTATCGCTGCGCTGCGTAGCCCGCAAGCTCAGATCGTCCCTGGTTCTATGCCTACGGCAGCGCAAGCCGCCGTTCCTGTTGGCGCGACTAAGTTCCAAGCGCTCGGCGCTACGGCTAGAGAAGTTATGCCGTCAGAATATGACTTGCGTGCAGAACAACAAGCCGCTGCCCGCCTTAAAGCGTTGCGAACTGTCGCTGGATCTGAGCGCACGTTAGAAGCGGCTAAAGCAGGTCGGTCTAAAGAAGCTGCGTATTTATACGGCAAAGCAGATAAGATGCTTGTGCCAGAAGATAAGAAGCTATCTGAACTGTTAACGCGGCCTTCAATGGATAAGGCGCTTGCCCGCGCTGAAGAGTTGGCCGCAGAGCGCGGTCATACCTTCCAGCTCGGAGAGACTAAGCCTGCTACGACTGTTGAGTCGGCTATTGTTGACGAGTTTGGTCAGCCAATCAAACGCACGATTCCGGCAACAACCGCTAAGTATCCAGTTAGCAGCTTGCATGCGCTCAAGATGTCTATGGACGATCTTATCCGCAACCCAGAGCGTTTTGGTATTGGCGCGTCTGAAGCCGCTGCTATTGGTAATACGCGCAAACAGTTAATTGGTTGGATCAAACAAAAGTCACCGCTGTATGAACAAGCGCGTGGACAATTTGCCAAGCGTAGCGGCCCGATCAATCAAATGGAGATCGGCCAGTATCTTGAAAGTAAATTGCTGGCACCGTTAAGCGAGGAAGCGCCGCAACGCGCTGGTGTGTTTGCGACGGCTGTTGAGGCTGCACCGCGCACAATTAAACAATCTATTGAAGGCGCGCCACGGTTTGAAAAACTGTCGGATGTGTTGACGCCGCAACAATTCAAAACGGTTAATGATATCCGTGACGACTTGGCGCGTGTTGCTGAAGCGGATCGTAAGGCAAGATTAGCTAGAGAAAGCGCGCCAGACGCTAAAGAAGTTACCAAAGGAACTATACCGCGCGCTCCTAACTTGTTGAGTAAACTTACGACCAGCATAAATTTATTTATGAGCAAGACGCAAGGAACCATAAATCGTAAACTGGCTCTTGAGATTGCAACGGAGATGTTGGATCCCGAACAGACCGCGAAGGTTCTTGAAGATGCTGTGGCGTATGCGGAGAAAACTAAAAAGACCGCTGAAAAGATAAAAGGTATGGGCGCAGGTGTAAAAGAAACTGTGCAGAAACTTGGCCCCGCGATCTCTGGAGCTGTGACCGTTCAGAACGTGATGCGCCGGAGAGACAATCAAAACGCGATGGCGAGATGACACCAATGGCTGAATATCAAGTGTTTTTTGACGTGGCCGTTGGCGTGATCGGCGTCCTGGGCGGATGGGTATTGAATACCGTCTGGGGCGCTGTCAAAGACTTGCAAGCAGCGGACAAAGAACTGGCCGAGAAGGTCGGCGAGATCGAGGTGCTTGTTGCTGGTCGTTACATCACACGCGAAGAATTTAATACCGTGCTCAATCAAGTGTTCGCAAAGCTCGACACTATTCGAGATCTTGTGAGCCAGAAAGCAGACAGATGAAAGAGAACTACGCGAAGGCATTAGCACAAGTTCTAAAATACGAAGGCGGCTACGTTGATCACCCCAAAGATCCAGGTGGCCCGACGAATAAGGGCATTACGCAAGCAGTCTATGACGCATGGCGTAAAGCAGCTAATCAACCAACACAAAGCGTCCGCTACATCAATGATCTCGAAGTCGGCGCTATATACCGTCAACAATATTGGGATCGCATTAGCGGAGACGATCTTCCCGCTGGCGTTGATTTTGCTGTGTTCGACTTTGCTGTCAACTCCGGCGTAAGTCGCGCGGCTAAAACGCTACAGGCCGTTGTCGGCGTCACGCAGGACGGCGTTATTGGGCCTGCGACTATCCAAGCTACTAAGACCTATGTCGCAATGTCGATAACTAATCGACGTCTGGCGTTCATGCAGTCCCTGTCGATCTGGTCTACGTTTGGCAAAGGCTGGTCTGCGCGTATCGCTGACGTTAAAGCGCAGATCATAGCGCTATGCGGATAATTCTAATCTGCCTTTTACTCTCAGGCTGCGCGCCGGCTAAGTATATCTTTCACTGCACAGTGACGCAGCCGGAGAACTGTAACTAATGGATCCGCGATTGGCGTATATTGTTTACGCTGTCGCTGCCGCCGCTTCAGTAGCGTATGGAGCCAAGTTGCTTTTCATGCTTGGTATTTACTTTAGGAGGACACTCGAATGAACTCTATCATTACAAATTGGAAAACCACTATTCCTGGCGTTATTACGTTGATCGGCGTTCTATTTAATATTTGGCAGACCAAAACCGTAGACTGGTCAACGCTGCAAGCGGCGCTCGTCGCTGTTGGTTTGATCGGCGCTAAAGACTATAACGTCACCGGCAAATGATCTACATATTAGCTTTTCTTTTAGTCGCCGTTGCAGCGTTGGCTAAACTATTAACAGTTTACGCTTACGAACAAGGGCGGCGCGATGAAGTTATCAAACGCGCGGATCTTCAAACAAAATTGAAAGAAAGACAGACTAATGTTGTCATGGCACCAAAAACCGTTGACGATACTATTTCTGATCTCAACAACGGCGCTTTCTAGCTGCCAGACAGTCAGGGAAGGAACATG